CTGAGCTTCGGGCCATAGCACCGGCCCCGCAGCCTGAGCTTCCGGCTGCCGCATGGGAAGGTGAGCCAGAAAACAGCGTAACCTCGCGCGAGGTTGCGCATGTAACCTCCCCCCAAGGTTCCGAGCAGTGGGTGGCGCCGGTCAGGCAAAATGCCCCCGTCAGCCAGCTTATTGACGCCACGAAGCAGGACGGCACATGGCATAACAGTGTGCTGCGGCTGGTGGCCTCGTGGATCAACCGGGGGCTAAGCGACAAGGAAATTCACCTCTTCGCCCCAGCCCTGACGCGGCCCGGTTACACGCTGCGCCAGACGCACGAAGAAATCCAAAAGATGATCGAAGGGGCGCGGCAGAAGTGGAACCTGCCGGATCGCGACCCTTTATCTGATGCCGCCCCGCAGACCCAACCCGAGGGCATCTGGACCGACGACAGCGACGAATTGGACGAAATCCCGCAGCGGCCATGGCTGGTGCAGGGGATCGCCTTACGCGGCGCTGTGACGCTTTTGTCGGGCCAGGGCGCGGGCGGCAAATCATCATTCATCGTGGGTCTGACCACCTGCATGGCGGCAGGCGTGGCATACGGCAAGATCGTGCCGGTGAAGGCGCTGCGCCCCGCCAACTACAATGTGGAAGACGATAAAGACGAGCAGCGGCGCCGCTATGCGGCCTTCCTGGGCGCCACCGGTCACATTGACCGGGCAGCCATCAGGAACGTGATCAGGATCGGCCCAGAGGGCGTTGGAACCTTGTTCCAGCGTGATCCTGACACGGGCATCGTCACCCCCACGAAGGCGATGGAAGACCTCAAGACCCTGGTTACGGAGCAGCAGATCGACTGCGTGATCGTAGACCCCCTGGCTGAACTGCATAATGCGGAAGAAAACGACAACACCGCCATGCGGTCCATCCTGGCAGCCTTCAGGGGCTTCGCGAAAGAAACCAACACCGCCGTGATGGTGCTGCACCATGACAGAAAAGGTGTTGGCATTGCCGGTGATGTGGATCGCATGCGTGGGGCTTCGGCCCTTCAGGGCGCGGCCCGTATCGTGCTGACCCTAACCCGCATGACAGAGGAAGAGGCGGAGGCCCTGCAAATCCCGCCCACGGAGCGCACCAGCTACATCCGCATAGACAACGCCAAAGCCAATTACACCCCTCTGGGTGAAGCCATGTGGTACAGGCTGACCAGCCAGACGATCAGCAACGGCGAAACCATTGGGGCATGCTTACCCTGGACGCCACCGGATCGCATCGCGGCCCTGACCGGCGAGATGAAGCTGGAGATCCTGCGGCTGATGATTGAAGCTGGGCCGGAGAAATGCCGGTCGCACCACCACTCGGCAGACTATGCGCCGAAGTGGATAGCCCCCCTGATCGGGGTCGATGAGAAGCTAGTAAAGGCTTATCTGGACGCCTGCATCAAGGGCGGGGCGGTGAAGATCGACAAGCAGGTCACCGATGCACACGACCGGCACCCCAGGCCAGCCTATGTCGTGGACAGGACGAAATTCATGGAGATGCAGGCCCCTGCCCGGCCCGTAGAGCCTGAAGAAGGGGGCTTTTGATGGCTGCGACAGTAAAAAATAACCGTGGATTTACTGTCGCGGCTACTGTCGCAATCGTTAACAAAGCGGAATGCGACAGTAAAAAATCGCTTAGGGAAAATTACTGTACTGTCGCACGCGCCAGTAAAACTGGAGTAACTGGGTTACTGTCATTTACTGGTTTCAGGGCGCAAAGCGCGCCCCCTGAAACACCAGTAACGGGGTAGCTGAAGAAAAAGAGAAATTTCCTAAAAAAAAAATAACGCAGCAGGTATCAGAGATAGGGGTATCGGATGATGAAGAAGGATGTGATCATTGGTCCAGCAGCGCGAGGCCGCGCGCCAGTAGGTGCGCCACCCGCTTCGCGGGGGGGCCTGACGGCCCCGCTGGCGCTACCTACAGGCGCAGCGGTGGTGCGCAATGGGATGATGGATCATGGCGCGTAAGGCAGCTGCGACACGGTTTGAAAAGAAGGCCCCTTCGCTGGGGCACGTTGCGAATGTGAAGGCGACCCCCCGGCAGATAGCCGCGTGGCGGGCAGCATGGGAGCTTGGACCTGAGATGACGTTTATTGGATGGGCAGACCCCCTGCCGATGCCGCCGACCGAGGAATGCAAGCCGTGCGGCGGCGGCATACGCTTTTGGACGGAGCTTGCCATACCGCACCAGGGCTGGAGGTGCTGCAACTGCCACCCAGCCCCTGACACCATCAGAATTCGGCACTGGACCCTAGGCCCCGATTTCATCGATGCCGCAGAGCGCGATGCCATCGCGGATCAGGCTCCAGAACGACACCCGGCACCAGTCACCGGGGAAGGCATTTGGCTGGATGAACCCACTACAGAACCCAAGGAAGGGGATTGGATATGACCGTAGGACACAACATGGCGGCTGACCGGCTGAAAAGCATTGTCGAGCGCATTGAACGCCTGGAAGAGGAACGCAAGAACCTCCAGTCGGACATCAAGGACATCTACACCGAAGCAAAGTCGGCAGGCTTTGATACTAAAGTGCTGCGGATGGTGATCGCCTCCCGCAAGAAGGATCAGGCCGAATGGAAAGAGCAGCAGGCGATGTTGGAAGCCTATATGGCTGCCCTGGGTCAGCTTTCGGATACCCCGCTGGGTAAAGCTGCTCTGGAGGCGCTGTGATGGCCCTGAAGCATGCTCAGAGGGGTGGCGCACCGCTGCCCCCGGCAGGCCCTGTGGTGACCACACAGGACATCGCAGGCAGCCCAGATCAGATCGGCTACGATTGGACTATCGTGGCCGTCAGGCCCGCAGGAAAGGGCATCTGGGAGCCTACCATGAGCTACGAGGACTGGAGGGTGTTGAAGGCGATGGTTGATGATGGCACCGTCAGCACCACCCAACGCCGCGATCCTGTAGGCACCGTCCTGCTGGCGCGGCTGCGGAGGCCAGAATGATCGTAGCCATTGATCCCGGTATCAGCGGCGCCCTGGCATGGGTGTCAGATGACGGCTTCCTCCTGTCGGCCATGGATATGCCCACCCTTGAGGTGAACGGGAAAGCTAAGGTCAACCCGCACATCCTGGCCTCAGACCTGAGCTTCAGGAAGCCCAAGATCGTGGTGATTGAGGAGGTCGGGGCTATGCCCGGCCAGGGCGTCACCAGCATGTTCAACTTCGGCTACAGCGCGGGTATCCTGGCTGGCGTGTGCGCTGGCCTGGGCATCCCCACCGTTTTTTACCGCCCCGCAGTCTGGAAGCGTCAGGCTGGCGTTCCAGCAGACAAGGGCGCTGCCCGGCAGATGGCTCAACGTCTTTGGCCCGGCAGCCGAGCCTTCGACCGGGTGAAAGATCACGGGCGGGCAGAAGCGGCCCTCCTGGCGCGGTGGTATGCGACCAGAGTGTGCGGAAATGACTGAGCCACCCACCGATTGGGGCAGCGCCATCCTGGCCCTGCTGCTAATCATGACATGCAGTTTTTTGGGAACCCTGGCAGCGGGAATTCTCCTGCTGCTGGCATTCAGCGGATAAAATGGAGATTGATATGAAGCTAAAAGACATCATGACGGAAGAAGAATTCTTGCGGATTGGCATGCAGATCGTAAGACTTTTTGAGCCGATCCAGCCAAGCGATGAAGAATTCCTGGCTGTCAGGCTGGCCGATAACCAGCCCGACGACCAGTTTTTGCTGGCAGCGCAAACCCGAAATAACGTGGCCGAGACAGCAAATCAGATATTTGAGCTATGGGTCACCCGCCCGGAGGGCAACGCATGAGCCTGCATATCAAGCATACGCCCCCCGAATACATCCACCGGATGCTCCACAGCCCGAGAGCAATTCGGTATTCAATCCCGCATTTGAAAGAGCGGGCGAAGCAGGATGCAGCCTGGGGCGATACCCTGGCCTATCAGCGCACCATGCAGCGGCTGGCCGAGGCAGAGCGAGAGGTGGATCGGCAGGATGCGATCCTCGAAAAAGCCTTGCAGGCCGAAGCAAAAAGGAAATAAGCTGGGCCACCCCGTGCCTGTCCTCACGGGGCGTCTTCCCAGACCCTGACCCGGCGCGATCCTCCCGAGCGCCGGGTCTTTTTTCTCTCCCAAAAATTTTTTTTATCAAAATGCTATTTTTGTGTTGACGCCATTTTAGCATTTCGATAAAAGTCTCCTCACGGCAATCACGCCGATGGAGATGACCCCGATGCTTGATAATCTTTCACTCGCTGACCGCTTCGCGACCATCCATGAGCGGAAGAAGGAAATCGAAGCTCTTTACGAAGGGCTTCGTAAAGAAATCCTTGCGACCGGTTTGGAAGTTATTTCCGGAGAATTTTCAACCGCCGTTGTGCGTCTTTCAGAGCGCAGCAATTTTAACGCCAAGTTGGCTCAGAGTTTCCTTACCGCCGAGCAAATCGCTGCATGCACAAGTAAGAGCGTGGTCGCCACTGTGGTCCCCAGAGCCAAGACCGCGAAGGAGGACTAATCCATGATCAACATCCCTCACAAAACACGCCGCCTGGGCTACGCGGGTGACCCCCGCGTTCCCTTCGCCTGGGCAGGCTGGAATGACGCCCTGGCAGGCCGTCCACTTGATTATTACCTGCTGGACCGCGCCCCCACGCCGGTATGCGCCCACGCCTACGAAACGGCTCGCTTCCGCGTCATGGCGCTGCGCGATGCCGGGCTGACGGTGCCACGCTGGAATACCATGAAGAGCGTCCCCCCGGCTATCCACGCCGCCCTGTCACTGACCAATAGCCTCCAGGTCATGGCCCGCGCCGAAGGCAAGCCGTACTGGCCCACAGGCTCCAGCTACTGGATGGCCGCAGCATGAGCGAACAACACCCCGTTGATACCTTCATTGACACCCTGGTGGCCTATGCCGAGGCCACCGACAAGGCCAGTCCCCACTACGTCGCAGGCTACTGCTGCGCCGTCATGCGGCTGCTGGTGGATAGCCTGCCAGAGGGCCTGGAGAAACGCGCAGCCCACATGACCCTGCGGCAAAAAACGAAATTCCTGAAAAGCTTGATGGATGAAAAACCATGATCACCACCCGCATCAACACATCAGTGGAACACCTAAATAAATTGATATCCCGAAACGGCTTCCAAAGCGCAGAGGAGCTGGCGCAGCACCTGGGTGTTCACTTCACCACCGTTTATCGGTGGCTCCGTGGCCACGGGCCTGTTCCCGTGGTTGTTATCCGATACCTTGAATTGAAAGCGAAAAACTCATGAGCGACGAAAAAGAATGGGGCTACTGGCTCGACCAGCCCGGCGGAACATGGATCATGCTGCCGAAGCTCCCGCTAACCAGGGCTGGCTTCACCAAGCCACCCTTCACCGTCACCCGCCCTGATGGCAAGGTTCTTCACGTTATCGAAAAGGAAAATTGATATGGTCCCCAACATTGTCCACTTCATCTATCCGGTAAATGATAAGACGCGCCCTTTTTCAACCTTGAATATTCAAGCAGTGAAGAGGGCTGCGCAAATCCAAAAGCCAGATCAAATCCGCTTTTGGACCAACGCCAAGGCTGGCGATATCGCAGGCTGGTCTGAAATCGCCGGTCTGGTGGATTTGGTCCCGACCATCATGCCCGATCATGAATGGCCGCAATATCAATCGGACACCCTGCGGCTGCAAATCCTGCACGACCAGGGCGGTATTTACATGGACACCGATCTTCTTACGCTCCAAGAATATCCGATGTTTGATGACAACCTGCTGCTATCTTGGGAAAGCGAAAACCGGGAATCCATTTCCAACGCTCTAATGATTTCAGCGCCAGGGGTGCCTTTCCTCGAGGAGTGGCTGCACAGGCTTCCACAGGCGCAAGGATCGTCAGTCTGGGCTTACGGCGGTGTCGTTCTGCCCGCCGAAATGCTCTATGATCATGATGTTGATAGAGACAATGTAATTACAATGCCGCCAAGCTTTTGCTGCTTGTTTGATCTGTCCAAGCCCTGGCTGCTTGATGCCGATCTGAAGGCAGAAGCGCGCGAAAAGCTACGCTCAAATGACCCCTACGGAATACACGTTTTTGAAACGTATTGGCGTCATAGGCTGCCAGGGTGGGAGGAACGCGATTGCCTGCTGCGCGATCTAAAGGTGCCATGATACGAAGGTGATCGAAAAAAATGCGAGGGCATGCATTTTTTGTGTTGACCCCCTTTTAGCATAATGCTAGAAGATCCTTACGGCGCTGGTGCCGATAGAAATGGAGATTTACCAATGAACTTCGCCAATCACATCGGTTACTCTGACGTAAACCCCTACGAAATCGTGCGCCGCGTCAGCGACCGCACCATCGAAATCCGCGCGATGAACGCAGTGCGGGCCAATCCAGAAAACAAGCTGGGCTTCATCCCCGGCGGCTTCGTTGGCCACTGCGCCAATCAGCATGAGCAAGAATGGACCATCACTAGCAACCCTGAAGCCCGCGTAAAGCGCATCCGGCTGCATAAGGATGGCCGGTGGCGCTGCAAGAGCGGCGAGCGCTTCGTCCTGGCCGTGCAGCCCCGCAAATTCTACGACTACAACTTCTGATTCACGGGGGCTTCGGCCCCCTTTCTTCTTCCTGCTGGCATCCGCCCGCAGGTTTCCTTATATTGCGCGGCAAGGAGGCCACCATGCCGCGCCCTTATAGGATGGATTACTTCACGGTCGTTGATGTTTTTCGCGACCTAGGCTTCGAGCCCGTACCAGAAGATACCTGGGAAGCAGGCGCCATGATGCGCGACCTCTACACCGAAGTCGTTGATGAACCTCCGGCCCTGGAATTGCGCCGTAAGACAAACGCCGCAGGAACCCACTGCTTCGCCGTCTATCCGCCAGCATGGCGCGACAAAGCCGAAAATGTGGTACGCAGGATCGCATCACAACGCCTTCGCCAGATGAGGTTAATCTGATGCCGCGCGCCAAAAAAGAACAGCCAGAAGCCGCGCCAGCCAAGCGGCCTGTCGGCAGGCCAAGCATGTATCGCCCTGAATATTGCGACCTTGCCATTGAGATTGGCAGGAAGGGCGGCGGCCCGCTTTTGATCGCCGCAGAGATCGGCGTCCTTCGCGAAAACCTGTATGATTGGGCCAAAGTCCATCCAGAATTTTCTACAGCCCTAAAGAAAGCAAAAGAGCTTGAACAAATATGGTGGGAAAACAAGGGTTTAGAAGGGCTCAATGCTGAGCGTTTCAACGCCCAGGTTTGGAAGATCAGCATGCAGGCCCGGTTCCGCGATGATTACACCGAGCGGAAGGTGACCGAATTGACCGGCAAAGACGGCGCCCCGATCCAGACCGAAAGCCGGGCAACCATTGATGCCACCCAATTGAGCCCAGATCAGCGCGATGCCTTGCGGGCTGCGCTGCTGGCAGCGAAGGCCAAAGGGTGACCATCCTTCGCCTTGGCGCCGATGAGATCGACGCCGATGAAATGCTGGCCGAGCTTGACCGGGCTGAATGCGAGGAAAGCCTGTATGCCTTCCTGATGTCGGGCTGGCAGTACATTGACCCGGCGCCCTTCACCCCGGGCTGGGTGATCGAAGCCGTTGCAGAGCATCTGCAAGCCGTCTGTGACGGCGAGATCCGCCGCCTGCTGATCAACATCCCGCCGCGTTGCTCAAAGTCGTCCCTGACCTCCGTAGCCTTCCCGGCATGGGTCTGGGCGCAGCGCCAGCGCAGCCACACCAGCGGCCCAGGCGTTCAATTCCTCCATGCTTCCTATGCCCAGAGCCTGTCCCTGCGCGACAGCGTGAAGTGCCGTCGCCTGATTGAAAGCCCTTGGTATCAGCGCTTGTGGGGCGGCCGATACAGCCTGACCGGCGACCAGAACACCAAGACCCGCTTCGACAACACAGCGGGCGGCACCCGGTTGTCCACTTCCGTGGGCTCTGCGCTGACCGGCGAAGGCGGTAACATCATCGTTGTGGATGACCCCAACGCCGCCCAGGAAGCCTTCAGCGAAGCCACTATTGAAGCCACTATCGAATGGTGGGACGGCGCCCTTAGCACCCGCCTGAACGATCCCAAGCAGGGCGCCTTCATCGTGATCCAGCAGCGCCTATCCGAAGAGGATCTGACCGGCCATATCCTGTCCAAGGAGGCAGACAACTGGACGCACCTATGCCTGCCCATGCGGTACGAGCCTGACCGATCCTTCGTGACCAGCATCGGCTGGGAAGACCCGCGCGAGGAAGCCGGGGAGCTTCTGTGGCCAGAGCGCTTTGGCGAGCCTGAAGTGCGCACCCTGGAAAAGCAGATGGGGCCGTGGAAGAGCGCCGGGCAGCTACAGCAGCGCCCCGAGCCCCAGGGCGGCGGCGTGGTCAAGCGCGACTGGTGGCAGCTTTGGGCCGAAGATGCCTATCCCGCGATGGATTACGTCATTGCCAGCTTGGATACGGCCTACACTACTAAGACCGAAGGCGATTTCAGTGCCATGACGGTCTGGGGCGTCTTCAGCGGTGATGTCGTGGCCCAGGCTGCCAAGACCGAAGCCGGTGGCTATGTTGAGCGGTCCTATGGCCAGCAGCACCCGCGCGTGATGCTGATGAACGGCTGGGCCGAGCGCTTGGAGCTTCACGACCTCGTAACCAAAGTGGCCGAGACCTGCCGCCGCATGAAGGTTGATAAGTTGATCATCGAAAACAAGGCTGCCGGTCACAGCGTGGCCCAGGAAATGCGGCGGCTATTCGGCCACGAGGATTGGGGCGTTCAACTGATCGACCCCAAGGGCCAGGACAAGCTTGCCCGGCTATATTCGATCCAGCACCTGTTTGCCGAGGGCATGGTCTATGCCCCTGACCGGGCCTGGGCCGATCAGGTGATCACCCAGGTGGCCGCGTTCCCGAAGGCCAAGCACGATGACTTGGTCGATACCGTGAGCCAGAGCCTTCGGCACCTGCGTGACCTGGGCCTGCTGACCCGTGGCCCTGAGTGGACGGCTGCCATCGAAGACAGCATGGCCTTCCAGGGCAAGCCACCTGCGCCATTGTATCCATCATAGCAATTATGCAATATGCCCCTGAGAGGGAGTGACCATGCCGCTTGTCCCTGGCCTTAGCCCGTCGATCCGTGAGCCTGCTCCAGAGGAGCAGATGCTGCCCGATGGGGCTGACATCGTCATTGCCGAAGCCGATCCGGCTGTTGATCAGCCTGAGATGGATGACGCTGGCAACATCCTGTCCATTGAGCATGCCGATGGCAGCATCACCGTGCGCATTGATGGCCAGCCGCTTGAGAGCGCAGCATCACGCAAGCCAACCGGCTGGTTCGATAACTTGGTCGAACAGATCGACGACATGGAGCTTGGGCGCATCAGCGAAGACCTGCTGCGAGGCATCCGTGATGACCTGACCAGCCGCAACGACTGGATCGAAGACCGTGCCACCGGCTTGAAGCTGTTGGGGTTGAAGATTGAAATCCCAAGCATGAGCGGTGCTGCCGATGGCGCGCCGGTCGAAGGCATGAGCAGGGTGCGGCATCCGCTGCTTCTTGAAGCCGTGCTGCGCTTTCAGGCCAATGCGCGTTCTGAGCTTCTGCCGACCGATGGGCCGGTAAAAATCCGCAACGACGACAACGACCCGAGCCTTGAAGAAGACCGGCTGGCCGATGCGCTGGAGCGTGACCTTAATCACTACCTGACTTCCACGGCCACCGAATACTACCCCGACACTGACCGCATGCTGCTGATGCTTGGCTTCGGCGGTACCGCGTTCAAGAAGGTGTACTACTGCCCGCTGCGCAATCGTCCCGTTTCCGAAACGGTTGATGCTGATGATCTGATCGTGAACAATGGCGCGACTGATCTGAAGAATGCCAAGCGCATCACGCACCGCACCTATCTGAAGCCCAGCACTGTGAAGCGCTTGCAGATCCTTGGCGTGTACCGCGACATTGATCTCAGCACTCCGAATGAAATAAACTATGACAGCCTTCAGCGCGAAGAGAAGGCGACTGAAGGCGTTACTGTTGGCATCAGCAATCCTGATGACCGCGACCGCGAAATTTACGAATGCTACTGCGAGCTAAACATCAAGGGCTTTGAGCATCGCTGGAAGGGTAAGGACACCGGGCTTGAAATTCCGTATCGCGTCACGATTGATCTGTCGTCGCGTAAAATCCTGTCCATCGTGCGCAACTATGATGAAGACACTGAGGAGCTGCCCGAAGCCCGCAGCAACTTCGTCAAGTACACGTTCATGCCCGGCTTCGGCTTCTACGACATCGGGCTGCTGCATATCCTGGGCAACACGACCAATGCGGTGACCGCAGCATGGCGTGAGCTTCTGGACGCAGGCATGTATGCCAACTTCCCAGGCTTCCTGTTTGCCGATGCTGGTGCGCGTCAGAACACCAACATCTTCCGCGTTCCGCCGGGCGGTGGCGCCCTGGTGAAGACCAATGGCATGCCAATTCAACAGGCCATCATGCCGCTGCCTTACAAAGAGCCGAGCGGCGCTTTGATGCAGTTGGTGCAGAATATCGCTGAGACTGGCATGCGCATTGGCGGCGTGAGCGAAATGCAGGTAGGCGAAGGCCGGGCTGATGCGCCGGTTGGCACTACGCTTGCGATGATTGAGCAGGCGCAGAAGATCCTGAACAGCGTTCACAAGCGCATGCATTCGGCTCAGGCGCAGGAATTCCAACTGCTGGCCGATTGCTTCCGTGAGAACCCCGGCAGCTTCTGGCAGCGCAACAAGAAGCCTGCGCTGCCGTGGGATGAGCAGCGGTTCTTGCAGGCGCTGGACAACTGCGAGCTTGTGCCGCAGGCCGATCCCAACACTGCCAGTCACACGCAGCGCCTTATGAAAGTGATGGCGCTGAAGCAGCTTCAGCAGGCGCAGCCGGGCTTGTACGACCCGATTGCGATTGACACGGCGGCGTTGCAGGCGATGGGTTGGAACAACCCTGACCAATTCTTTGCGCCGCCTGATGCCCAGGGCAAGCCGCCACCTGAGCTGATGAAGGCGCAGGCTGAGCTTCAGATCAGGAAGCAGGACGCTGACACGAAGGCTATGGAAGCCCAGGCGCGGGCGCAGAAGATGCAGGCTGACACGGCTTTGGAAGCTCAGCAGTTCCAGGCTAATCAGATGATGCATGAGCAACGCATGGGCTTGGATGTTTCCAAGTTCCAGGTGCAGACCGGCATTGAAGAGCGGGCCATGGGAGCAAAGACCGATGAAGCTATCGCCCGTGAACGCCTACAGCTCATTGACTTGGCGCAGAACCTTGCAGTGCATCCAGAGAGCGCGCCGGTTGTGGCGCCGCTTGTGCGGCCTGCTTTCCAAGCGGTGACGGAGCGGGAGCTGGAAGAGAAAGCGCGGCGCGGTAATCTGCCGCCGCTGCCAGGGCTTGGGGGAGCGTTGCCGCAATGAACCACGATCCGCGCAAGGCTATCAGGCAGGCTATGATGATTGCGCGGCGTGAGGTGACTGCGCCGAATAAGGCTTCAATTGGTGGTCAGCGGCACATGCTGGCCTACATCACGCCTTATGAGGCAGAGCTTCTGATGCGGCGCGGTGGCTCTGGCCGTCTGACCGAATATGGTGTGCCTGCGTTTGATGATGGTGATGGCGCTGGCGGCGGCGGTGACGCTGCAAATTCAGAGGCTTCGACACAAGATGCAGCTGGTGGAAATGCTGGTGAGGGTGCTGGACCTACTGGGGCCGGTGCTGGGGCTACTGGAGAGGTTGGCCCTGAAGACACTGATGTAGGCACGACTGCCACTGCGCCCACCGCTCAAACCGCCACTGCGCCTTTTGGCACCCAGGGTTTTGGGCAGGCTCCATCGGCGTTTGGAATGGGCGCTATCGGCACGATGGCGGGCCTTGGGCTGGGTGTGCCTGGGCTTGGCGCGCTGGGTACAGCAATTGGCACGGGCATGGATGTTGAAGGCCTAAACTCTCAGCTTGGGATGATGGGCCTACAGCAAAATGTCGATTATGAGACAGCCCTGGCCCACAACATGTCTCTCGGCATGCTGGGTAAAAGCGCGACCGATCAATTCGGGCAGACGCTGGGCTTTGATGCGCTTGCAGAGGCGCCCATGGCTGCGTTCAGCCCGCCGCAGGGGCTTCCTGATGCCCCCGCCGACACAAGCGGTGGCTTGTCTGTTGTGCCTATCATCCGGCAGCCGCAGCAGAACCCCATGGAAGACGCTGAGATGGCCCGGCAGCAGGCTTTGATGGCAAGCAGCAACCCGATGCAGCAGCCACTCATGCTGGCCTCTGGCGGGGCTGCTGGCTACGCTGATGGTGGCATGCCGCCGCGCGACCTGGGGGCTGACCCGGCTGTGCAGCAGGCGCTGGATATCACGCGCGGATATCAAGACCCGCCAACCAAGCATATTGAAGATTGGCAATGGAAGCCGTTACCCGAAGTGCAACAGCGCTTGGGTGGCATGCGTGAAATCCCATCGCATGTGCAAGCCTTCGGCAATTACATGGATGAGATTGCCAAGCGTGCGGGCAATGAGGGTCTTTCTGCCCGTGACCTGATCAAGGCTTACACCATCACGCGCGCAAGCATTCAGCGCCGGGCCAATGATGTGGATCGTGTGCGCGCTGCTGGCCTTGATTTGCCGAAGAGCTTTACGGGTAAAATCCGGCCTGAAGGCGCATTTGGTGAATGGCTGCACACCCGTCCTGGCCAGGATTATCTGGACAGCGCAGAGCGCGGTGAAGCTAATGAAGATGCGATTGCCAATGCCGTCAAAATAATGACGCCATTTGGCAAGCATGAGAAAGATATTCCTGATGCATTGCGCTGGGCGGCAGCCAATCTGCCCGGTAAGGAGCAGGTTATTTCAACGCTTGTGGCGAATGCCATGCGCGGCGCCAGCGAGCCCGCTGAGTGGCGTTCCATGGCAAAGGATGTGCGCGGTATTGGTCCGAGCAAGGCAGGCTTCCTAGCCTCTCTTATGGGGCGTGGTGACCAACCCACCTTAGATGCCCGGCAGATCATTGAGCATACCGGCAGGCCGACATCTGAAGCCCAAACGTTCTTGCGGCGCAAAGGTGGCGAAGGCGCCACCGAAGCTGTTGAACGGCTTTCTGCCCGGCAGCAGGCCATGAACCTTGAATTGCCGGAAGAATTAAAGCCGTATTATCAGCACCTCGCCCACCATGCTGTTTGGGATAAGGCTGCGGATGAAGTCACCACCCATGAAGATGTGATGAATGCCATGCGTGGCGCGGCACATGGTGGTGAAATTGATACGGGTTCCATTCTTTCCCATCCGGTTGTGCATGCCATGCGGATGGCAGGGCTGCCCAAGCTAGAAGTCACTCGCCGCGCTAATGGCGGTGGGGTTGGGGACGATCTCACGGTGCAGCGGGCAATGGATATCACCCGGCAGATGCAGCCCAGCGCACCGCAGATAGCCGCTGCTGTGCAACCCCAGGCGAAGCCTGTGCAGTACAAATCTTGGGCTGATGTGCCTACGATCAATCCGCAAGATTTGGTTGGCAAAAGGGTATTTCCCATCTTTGCTGATTTAACCAAAGCCGGTTCAGCATTTACCGGTATTGATGCAAGTCAGCTTAGCAAACCTGAGCAGCTTTATGGTGGGCCAGGATATCCTTTGCTGCCAGAGAGCCAGGAAAAGGGTCTGGCCTGGGCTGTTGAAGGTAAAGGTCGTGGATCAGCAAAAATCCGCAAGGATGCGGATTATGTTGTCGTGTCATCTATGATGCCGCACAGCCATCAATCAAACGCATCGTTCTCTAATGCTTTGATGAAGAACATGGACGCTTATGTGCGTGACAAGCGGCTTGCGCCAGAGGATATTCAAAAAATTGATGACATGATCCGCAGGCCAACGGAACAAAAGGAATTGCAAGGCTTGCAAGAATTCCCAGGCTTTGCCCACCCGGAAGCTGAAAACTTCCTGCGTGGAATAAGCTTCGAGCAGAGAAAAAGAATATCCAATGTACTTGCCAGCAAGGAAGCCCAAGCGCTTGGGGCTCCTAATATTGATAAGATAACCCGTGAAACATTGGACCCAGAATTTTCTGGCGTGCCAAGTCGCCATGGTATGTTTCTTCTGGAAATCCCCAAAGGTTCCGAAGATGAACAGCTTGTCAATTTGAAGGCTGCCGGATTGCCGGAACATCCAAGCTATCAATATGGAATCAAGGGGCGCATTGTTGGAAAATTCCACCATCCAGTAGCGCCTGAAGTCTTGTTTAAAGACTGGTTTGACAAGGCGCATGCAGAAGCAAGCCAAAAAGAAAAATCCAATGTGCGGCGCGCTTTTGATTTGGCTATGCCGGTTGGCACGGTCACTCAAGAGATCGCTGATATGCTTCCTCGGCACCCGAGGGACATTCAATCCGGTAAGGCTGCGCGCTTGGCGTTGAATGCGTTCAATGACCAATGGGCGCATACGGATGACCCTGTGAATAAGGGCGGTATTGGTGCGGCTGAATTTTCGCAAGCACTGAAGAATTCTGATTTTTCTTCTACTCTTTCGCAATATTCTGCCGAAGATATTAATAAGATGAAGAAGGATAAAAATTTTACTGGATATAAATTGAAAGACGGCGAAGTTTATTTTGGCCTGAAGCGTAATACCAATTACGCCGATGATTATGGCTTTGAGCATCCAGAGCTATCGCCTAACGAAACCGCATTGGTAAGTGTTGTGAACAATGAACCGGGGGCAAAAGGTATTGGGGGCGCTCCGGTGGTGCTTAAGGCTATCCAAGAAGGAGCCACGGCCCTGGATTGTTATGCGGTCCCAAGCCAAAAACATCCTGAGGGATTTTTACCCAATTTTTATTCTCACTTTAATTTCAAGGAGTTAGGTCGAATCCCGTTTGATCCACAATATGTGACACAGGCGCAGTTTGATGATATGAAGCATCAGTGGCGCAAGTCTGGTTGGGATGAAACCATGGGGATGCCCTCCCTGGTTATTATGAAGTGGGATGGAAAAGATGGAGATAGATCAGATGCCGTTAGACGCTTTGTCAGTCAAAGCAGTGAAAGTGCTAGGCCACAAAGTGGTGGACGCGATGTCAGACGCGCAAGTCGGGCTCTTGAACAGGGCGCTGGATCGGCTGTTGGAGAGAGCGGGATCGGTGGACAAGGTGACGCCAGCTCAGATCGAGGGGCAGTACGAGCAGATCGTAATGCACGTTCTGCCGACCGGTTCACACGAACACTTTCTGAAATAAAGTCGCTTTCCCCTGAAGAGGCGCGCCACTTTGGCCTAGACCCGGCTGAAGTAGAGGCTTTGCGCCAGCAATTTCTCCCTAAAGCTTTTGGTGGATCAACCGTGGACAAGGCTCTACGGTTGACCGCACCTGCTCGGCCTATGGTTGCCTTGGCCGACTTATTTCAAAGGCAACTGCGGGGACGCCCGCCCTCCTAGGAGAAAGTGCTATGTCTGAAACCAGCGCAAAGTCGATTCGGGCGGCTCGCGAAGCCAAGGCAAAGCGCCTTGGTTCTGCCGGTGATCCGAAGCAAAAGGTGGATGCGTCCACATGGACGCCGCCGGAAATGATGAACACCAATGCCAAGACCGGGCTGCGGCCTGTGTCGCGCCGTGCTTACAAGAATGGCGGCAAGGTTGGCATGGAGGCCGATGGGTCTTGCGGCCCGACCCGCGCCGACCGCAAGCCGCGTAAGAGCGGCGGTGAGGCCAAGGCTTGGATGGCAGCCAAGATCAACCGCGATGTGAAGGAAGCCAACGCTGAGCTTGGCAAGCCGCATACCGGTGGCCTTGCCCGTGGTGGTTCAACCTATGGCGTTCCTGACCCGCAAAAACTTCGGGCAACCATGAGCGATGGTAACAGGCAAGCCAAGATTTACAAAAAAGGCGATGAGTATGTCGTAAAGCATTATGAAGACGGCAAATATAAGCCAGACGCAGATTACTTTACTGACGACAAAGAAGACGCGCACGGCACTGCTTCTTATTTTTTGCGGAAGGACCGTAAAGCGGGTGGCCGGGCGAAGCGTCAGGCTGGTGGCATGCTGCCGGAAGGCATGCGCCAGGGCATTCAGGCGACCGCTGCCCGTGGTGCCAAGGAAATGGCTGAAGAGATGGCTCGCAGCCAGCTTCAGCGTGAAAAGGCTCCGCCGCCGCCGCCGTCAGAGCGTGGTGAGCCGCTCATGAATCGTACTTCGCGTGAATACATGGATGCGATTCAGGAAGGCCGGAAGCACGGTGGCCGCACCAAGAAGCAGATGGGGGGCATGTCGGGTGATCCCCGCCAGGGCGCTGCTGCGATGATGCAGCGGGCTGCTGCGATGGGCAATGTGCCTGCTGACCGGATGGGCTTCACCCGCCTTCAGAAGGGCCGTGCGGCCCAGATGGCAGGGCTGAAGAAGGGCGGCAAGGTGAGCCACCAGGAGTGGGAGCATTCCAAGGCTGACCTGAAGCAGGACAAGAAGCTGGCCAAGAAGCACGGCATGAGCATGGAGAAGTGGGAAGGCTCCAAGCTTGATGAAAAGCACGACAAGCAGCAGTCCATGGAAGGGCTGAAGAAGGGCGGGCGAATCAAGAAGCAGGCGGGGGGATTGCTTTCTCCAACTGCGCCTACCTACGGCGGTGCATCTCAAGGGCTTCGCGCTTCACGCCCTCGGTACACGATTGCGCCGCCTGTGCGCGGTCCTCGCGCTTCTTTGGACCCGCGCGTTTTGGCTGGTGAAGTCCTTGTTTTGGGGACGCAGCCATCTGCGGCCAATGCAGGTGAGCAAGAGGCATTGCGGGAATATCTGCGCACCGCGACTGTGCCGGATTATGGTGAGCAGGCTGCCGCTGCCCCTCGCCTAAGCCGTGGTTCTGAGCCTTTTTATGCTGAGGATGCAGAGGGCGGGCAGTATTACAATCCCGGCCCACGGGCTTCATACGCTGAAGAAATGGCAGCGGCGGCTCCGGCACCTCGCCCGCGCCCAGCGCCCCGCCCTGTTCCTGCTCGCGCGCCAGCGCCGCAGCAGATGTCGCCTGAAGCGCAGCATGCCTTCATGGTTCGCACTATGCAGGAAGAAGCCGACCGTGATGCTGCGGCGCGGCAATCACAACCCGGCTTCTTTGAGCGTCTGGGCCTGCGCCGCACCAATGAGACTGGCGAAGGCGCTCCCAGCACCGGCAGCCTGTCTGGCGATCTTCGCGCGCTTGGCCGCACCCTTGGCTTCAAGAAGGGCGGCAAGGTGATGGAAGGCAACTATACGGGCGGCACCCGCCCGACTGGTGGCCGGATTGCCAAGAAGGCTGGTGGTCGCGCCAAAGGCAAGACCAACATCATCATCTCGATCAATCCTGGCGCTGGTGCTGCCCAGCAGCAGGGTATGATGCCTCCGGGCAACCTGCCACCGGGCGCCGGGATGCGTCCTGGCGCGGGCGCAATGCCTGTGCCTGTTGCTGGGCCTCCTGGGGCTGCTGGGGCGCCTCCGATGCCGATGCCTGTTCCTGTGCCCATGCCGATGGGTGCGGGCGCTGGCGGGCCTCCGATGCCGCCGGGTGCCATGCCACGCAAGGCCGGTGGCCGCGTCTATCGTTCCTACAAGGACATGGATGCTGGGGCTGGCAGTGGCCTGGGGCGGCTGGAAAAGACTGAAATCGCCGAGCGTCAGCGCGGCGCACGGAAAGCTGGTGGCAAGGTCTATCGTTCCTACAAGGACATGGACGCTGGCGCCGGTAGCGGGCTTGGCCGTCTTGAGAAGACGGAGATCCAAGCGCGGAAGAAATGAGAAGGTAGGCTCAGCGCAGCGCAGTCTGAATGCCTTTTCATGGGCGACGGCATCACCCCTTTGGTGTCGTCGCCCACCTGCATCAAAGGGGCCAACAAGGGGGTTGGATGCTTACTAACGCGATGCTCTTTGAAAAGGAGCTTCGACGGCTGATCGACGAAGAAATCGAAAGGCTGAAGGAAAATATGATTTCAATTTCTGCCAATGTCGAAGGCAATGGCAGCATCACATTCCACCAAGGCGCGATTCATGCGCTTCGGGGAATAGCCGATTTGATTTCAGTCGCCAAAATGAAATCAGATCAAAGTTCACGCTGAGAAAGGGGAACCAAATGCCATTTATGATCATGGATCATGCCGTTGATCCAAAGCAAAAGCTACTCGAAGATATTGGGGATATCTCCAATGTTGAAATCTTCAACAATCAAATCCTTGTCGCGGTCTACGTCAGGCCCCAGAAAACCAAGTCTGGGATTTATCTGAGCGACCAATCCCGCGAAGAGGACAAAATTCAAGGCAAGGTTGGCCTTGTGGTGAAGAAAGGCCCGTCTGCATTCGTGGATGAGGCTAATGAATGGTTCAAAGATGTCTCTGTTGAGGTCAATGATTGGGTGGTTTTCCGCCCGTCAGACGGATGGAGCATCACGGTCAACAATGTGTTGTGCCGGATGATTGATGACACAGCCATCAGGGGCAAAGTCGATGCCCCAGATCGCGTTTGGTGAGGTGAAAAGCCATGTCTGAAACTGAAAAAGACATCGAAATCGACTTTGATAAGGTCGAAGAGGCTGCCAAGCAGCCGGAAATCAAAGTGGAAGCGGTCGAAACCGTTGAAAAAGCCGAGCCACAGGCCATTTCGGCGGAAGAAGGCTTAGAAGCTTTCAAGAAAAAGTACGAAGAAGAGCGTCAGGCTCGGCTTGATGCTGAAAGCCGGGCCAGACAAGCAGCGCAGCAGGCGCGTGAAGCTCAAGGGCAGGTTGGTGACACCAATTTGCAGCTTGTAAACAGCGCGATTGACACGCTGAAGCGCGAAAGCGACATCTTGAAGGCTAATTTGCGGGCTGCAATGGCTTCTGGGGACTATTCGGCTGCTGCCGATGCCCAAGAAGCCATGGCTGATACCAAAGCCAAGCTGCTTCAGCTTGAAAACGGCAAATTGGCGCTTCAAGAGCAGCTTAAAAATCCTATTCAACGGGTAGAACCGCCCGTTGATCCGGTAGAAGCCCTTGCTTCGCAGCTTTCGCCGCGTTCTGCGGCCTGGGTGCGAGCTAATCCAAACTATGCTCGTGATCCGCGTCTGACGCAGAAGATGATTGCTGCTCACAATCTGGTCACGGCTGACGGTATTGCGCCGGATACCGATGAATACTTTGAATCTGTGGAACGGGTGCTGGGTGTTTCGGCGGCACCCAGTGCATCTGTCGCGGCGGCGGAAGCACCGTTGTCGGCGGCGTCTGCACCGGCGCAGCGGCGATCATCCCCTGCTGCTGCGCCGGTATCCCGTTCTGGCAATCCGACCAATTCGCGGCCCAACGTGGTGCGCTTGTCGGCGGAAGAGCGGGAAATGGCCCAGATGATGGGCCAGAGCCCTGAAGAGTATGCCCGCAACAAGCTGGCCTTGATCAAGGCTGGCAAGATTACAGCCCATTGAGGAGATGAACGATGAGTGATGCACCGCGCCGTGGGCGCCCCCGCCGTTTTCCAGCCCCTGTGCAGGCCGATGCCGAATTGCCAGTGGTAGATGCCCCCGAAGCCCCTGAAGCCTCCCAGGCGTCCAACAGGCCGCCCCTGCGTAGCCAAATGCGGGCTGATGATCCTTGGTCAGCTTCTGCTGCCGCGCAGCGCGCCGCAGAGGTGTTGGGTCACATCAAGACCGTTGATGATGGGGTTGATGAATTCGCGATTGATCTCAATCGCATTCCTGACGGCTGGACTGCTGAATGGAAGACCAAGACTGTGTTGGGGGCTGAAGACCCGGCGCAGATGGTGGCCTACCAGCGCATGGGTTGGGAGCCAGCCCCGACCAGCTTGTTCCCTGAGCTTATGCCCAACGACTGGAAGGGCAACACGGTGGAGCGCAAGGGCATGATCCTGATGCTGCGGCCTAAGCAGATCACGGACATGGTGCGGCAGGCTGACGCTCGCCGTGCGCGCGATCAGATCAGGGCCAAGGAAGCGCAGCTATCGTCGGCACCTGATGGGCAGTTCACCCGCGATCATGCCCAGGTGAAGCCGAAGATCAACAAGGGCTATGAGCCCATGCAGATCCCGCAGGATTGACACAACGGAAGGGGGGTGAAAGCCCCCCTTTACCACTACAAAATGTATTGATATTTTATAGGCTATGGGCCTATGGTCCATATTACCTCTCCTCGGTGGAGAGGTTTGAGCCTCTTTCTGCTCCCTAGCCGCCCCGGTGCGCGGTAACGGCGCTTTCAATCGGAGGACGTTTCGTGGCAAACACGAATACCCCCTTCGGCTTTGCGCAGTACCAAGGCGGCGCTGGTGGGGCTCCCACCTTCGCTCAAACGGAACGGCGCATTGCCTCTGGCAATACTACGGCGATTTATTTCGGCGACCCGGTTATGCCGGTCGTTGGCACGGCCAACGGTTACATCACCCAAGCTGCTCCCGGCACCACGACCCTCGCGGGCATTTTCGTGGGCTGCAAGTATGTGTCCGTTTCCCAGAAGAGGACCGTGTGGTCCAACTACTGGCCGGGCTCTGATGCCAACGGTGATGTGTATGCCTATGTCATTGATGATCCGAATGCTCGTTTCGTCGTCATGGGCAACAGCACGACCTTTAACATTTCCGGCACCCTATCTGCCTACGGCTCTTCGCCGATTGGCAAATATGCGCAATTCGCGATTGGTACTGGCACGACTTCAAACGGCATTTCTGGTGCGTATCTCAACTCTGTTGGTACGACTGTGACGTTCCCGTTTGTGGTTATTGACCTGATTACTGCCCCGCCGGGCGCGAATGGTGCCGATCCTACGACCGCATACAATCATGTGGTTGTCGGGTTCAACAACGAGTGGCTGCGCAGTAACGGCGCTGGCCCGACCGGCATCTCGTAAGGAGGGCATGAACCATGGCTGTTAATCTTTCGGCTATTAAAGACCTGCTCCTCCCCGGTCTGCGTGGTGTTGAAGGCAAGTACGAGATGATCCCATCTCAGTACGACAAGATCTTCACCAAGCATGACTCCAAGATGGCGTTGGAACGTACCGCTGAAATGCGGTATCTCGGCCTCGCGCAGTTGAAGACTGAAGGCGGTCAGACCGCTTTCGACAACGGCGCTGGTGAGCGTTTTGTGTACAACCAAGAGCATACTGAAATTGCGCTTGGCTATGCCATCACTCGCAAGGCGATTGATGACAACCTGTACAAGACGCAGTTCCATCCGTCGAACCTCGGCCTGATTGAAAGCTTCCAGCAGACCAAGGAAATCTACGGCGCGAACATCCTGAACACGGCGACGACCTACAATGCTTCCATTGGTGGTGATGGTGTGGCACTCTGCTCCACTGCTCACCCGATTGATGGTGGCACGGTGGCGAACCGTCCTGCGGTGGATGTTGGCCTGAACGAAGCCACGCTGCTGAACGCGATGATTGCGGTGCGGACCAACTTCAAGGACCAAGCTGGCCTGAAGGTGTTTGCGCGGGCTCGTAAGCTCATCGTTCCGCCGCAGCTTGAACCGACTGCGATCCGCCTTACCAAGACCGAATTGCGTCCTGGCACTGCGGATAACGATGTCAATGCCATTATGATGACGGCGGGTGGTCTGCCGGAATCTTACATGGTCAACGACTTCTTGACCTCGCAGTACGCTTGGTTCCTGCTTACGAACATTGATGGTCTTTCCTACATGGAACGTATCAAGTTCGAAACAGATATGCAGGTCGATTTTTGTCACAGATAACCTGCTGGTAAAGGGCTATGAGCGTTACCGCTTTGGCTACTACAACTGGCGTTCGATCTTCGGGTCGTTCCCGACTTCGTAATCCCCGTAACAGCCCCCGGCATTTTGCTGGGGGCTAATTCAGGAAAGGGCTAAAAATGGGTGCTACTCACTTTAGCGGTCCTGTTGTTTCGGGGACTTTGCAGCAGGGTGAAACCGATGGCCCGAACCAGGGCTTTGCGGTTCTCACTCAGTCTACGTCGATCACCCAGAACAGCACGACTGCTGTTTCTTCCACGCTGTACATCCCGGCTGGATCAGAGATCATCAGCTTCAACATTGATGTTCTCACGGCTTTCAATTCCGCTACTTCGGCAACTCTGACCATCGGCACTGCTGCCGCTGGTACGCAGTATGTGAGTGGTGTGGATGTGAAGACCGCGACCGGGCGTATTGCTCCGACCTTCACGGCGGCGCAATTGGCAGCGATGAATGGCGTTACCGTAACTGGTACTGCCGCTGCTACCACGGCTCCCGTGGTGGTTACTGTGACCCCCGTTGGCGCGACATCTGCTGGCTATGTCGTTGTCACCGTCATCTATGCCCAGCAGTAAGGAGGACCGCTATGAAGGGTCGTAAAGGTCGCGCGGCTGGTGGTGAGTCCCCGGCTGCTGGAACGAAGGATTGGGAGCAGGACATCGCTTCCAAGCCGACGCGCCGTGTGAATGCCCCTAGCATCATGAATGCTGCCGAAGAGCGTAAGCGCGGCGGCAAGGCCATGGGCAAGGTGGCTGGCATGGCAGCCAAGATGCATGCTGGTCGCAAGCCTCGCAAGGCTGGCGGCAAGGTGGGCTCAAACATGAGCCCGTTGTCCAGTGCGCATGCTGGCACCCCTGCTAAGGGCCGCAAGCTCGATAGCATGGGTCAGTGATTGGTGGGGGCTTCGGCCCCCATCTTTCCTCTGGAGGATGTCATGGCTGGTGCTTGGACGCGCAAAGAAGGCAAGAACCCCGAAGGCGGATTAAACGCCAAGGGCCGGGCTTCGCTGCGGGCTGAAGGTCGTGATATCAAACCGCCTGTTTCCCGTGAAACAGCGCAGAAGAGTGAAATGGCAGCCGCAAGGCGCCGCAGTTTTTGCTCGCGGATGGAAGGCATGAAGGCGAAATTGACCTCTGCCAAAACAGCCCGAGATCCCAATAGCCGGATCAACAAATCGCTTCGTAAGTGGGATTGCTGACATGGCCAAGGCTATTCCTGAAAATCCTCGCCTTTGGGCTTCTGTGAAATCGCAGGCCAAGAAGAAGTTTGATGTGTATCCATCTGCCTATGCGAATGCCTGGGCATCGAAGGAATACAAGGCCAAGGGCGGCTCATGGAGCGGGGCTGATAACCGGGTAAAGAAGAAATGAAGGGTGGCCTGGGCAAGTGGTTTGGCGAGAATTGGGTTGACATCAAGACCGGGGAAAAGTGTGGCCGGTCTGGGTCAGAAAAGGCTGAACGAGCTTACCCAGCATGCCGCCCTGCCCGCGCTGCATCGCGTATGACATCTTCCCAAAAGGTTATGATGGCGGCTAAGAAGACAAGTCAGGAACGCAAAAGCTGGCCTGTTTCACCGTCAGGCGCAAAGAAGGAGCATCGGTAATGCAACCGACGACCGTTTCCACCACTGATGCATCGGCTGGCACGACCTACAGCAGCCTTGTTCGTATGGACACTTGGGCTTCTGCACAGTCCGTTGTTCAGGTCAAAGTGACTGGCACTGCGACCTTTACGGTTGAAACCAGCATGGATGATCCAAATAGCCCTACTAATCCAGTGGCTGTCGGCAGCATGACCTGGAATGATGCAGCGGATGCGGCAATTGTGGCTAAGAGCGCGAATGCTTCCGGCGTTTTTGTTGCTACCCCTATTTTTGTACGGTTGAAGCAAACGGCGGGTAATGGTTCATGCACCATGACCATCGCGCAGTTTGGCAACGCGACCTACTGAGGTAAGCCATGACCACGAGCGGGACATACGCATTTGATCCATCGCTCGGCGAATTGGTTTTGTATGCTTACAATCTGATTGGTATTCGCAATACGTCATTGACCCAGGAGCATATGGAAGCCGCTCGCATGGCTTCCAACATGGTCTTGGCTGGTTGGTCCAACAAAGGTGTGAACCTTTGGACAGTAGATTTGCAGACGGTGACATTGGTTGCCGGGCAGGCAACTTATGCCGTGCCTGACAATACTGTGATCATGCTAGATGCCTACATTCGCATTGATGATGGAAATTCACCACCGATTGATCGTTTGATCTTGCCGATCAGCCGCACGGAATACGCCAGCTACCCTAACAAGGAGCAGGAAGGCTTCCCGACTGTGTTTTGGCAGGATCGCTTGATCAACGGCAATGTGACCCTGTGGCCTGTTCCTGATGGCAACAGCGCGCAATACCTGCGTTACTACCGGGCGCGTCAGCTTCAAGATTCAGCCTTTACGGGCGGTCAGACCGTAGAAATTCCGTATTTGTGGATGGATGCCTTCGCTGATGCGCTGTCTTACCGGCTGGCGCGGGTGTGGAACCCACAAATGGCTCCTGAATTGAAGCTGATTGCTGACGAAAGCTACAATGTGGCTGACGCTCAGAACGTGGAACAGGCATCGCAGTATATTTCTCCGCAAATTTATGGCTATTATCGTCCGTGAGGTGACCGATGGCGTACGCTTCACAGGCAGGTCGGGCTAGGACCAGTTCTTCAAGCCCCCAGGCGCATGCAATATGCGACCGTTGCGGTTTTCGGTACAATCATGTTCAATTGCATTGGCAATTTGATTGGGCTGGTGCTTCATTGATCAACAAGCGGCTGCTGGTCTGCAATACATGCTATGACACCCCGCAGGAGCAACTTCGCGCTATTGTTGTGCCTGCTGATCCTATGCCAATCATCAATCCTCGTGTTCAGGACTTTGTCACGGCGGAAACCAGCACCCGTTTCACTTCTGGACAAAACACGGTTGATGCTACTACAAACATCCCGGTTATTGGCGGTGATGTTCGCATTACCCAGGACGATAATAATCGTGTGACGCAGCAGACTGGTGAAGCTCCTGGCGGGCTCAATCAGGAACCCGGCACCGATCCAAACGCTCCTGGCAATAATGATCCGGGCCTGCCGTACAATACAAACCAAGTGCCGAAGACGGGACCGAATACGCCATGAGCAACATCCAAATCCCGAATCTTCCCCCGGCGATTGCGCTCAATGGTTCTGAGCAGCTTGAGATTGTGCAGGCTGGCACTTCGCGCCGCACGACTGTTGCTGATGTTGCTGCGCTTAATCCTAGCCCAACTGGTCCTACGGGGCAGACTGGAGCAACCGGTCCCACGGGGCCTACGGGCGTTACTGGGGCCACTGGCCCAACCGGGCAGCAAGGTAATCAGGGGAATGTTGGCCCCACCGGTAATGCTGGCCCTACAGGGCCTACAGGGCCTACTGGGCCGCAGGGTATTGATGGGCCTGTAGGCCCAACAGGTGATACGGGTTCTACTGGTCCGACTGGCCCGACTGGATCTCCCGGTGCGCAGGGGCCTTTTGGGCCAACTGGTCCTTTTGGTCCGACTGGTCCCACTGGTCCAACTGGTCCTACAGGTCCAACTGGCCCGACAGGCCCAACTGGCTTTCAAGGAATTCAGGGGCCAACTGGTCCTACAGGCCCCACAGGCCCAACTGGTCCTACTGGTCCAACTGGACCAACGGGTGCTGCTTCTAGCGTTCCTGGTCCGACAGGGCCGACAGGGACAGGGCCAACAGGCCCCACGGGTGCTGACTCCACGGTTCCTGGTCCTACTGGCCCCACCGGACCTACTGGTCCTACGGGGCCTACTGGTCCAACTGGTCCTACCGGTCCTACCGGCGCTTCCGGCACTTCTGTTGGTTTGACGTTATTCCTTGATGGTGCGACGGCAACGGGACCGCAAGCATATAATTTGCTTACGATTCCAAATACTGGCGCACAAACTGTTCTTTCCATAGCAACAAATGCAAGCACGGCTGTTTTGCTTGGTTCATTTGTTACGGCTGCTGACGTTCCGGCAAATACGTCCTTTATTGGCGGCCTATGGACACTTCACGGTTGGATGTCTCACCAATCGGGCGGGTCAACGTATCGGTTTTGGACGGAGTTTCAGGAAGTCGCATCTAATGGCACGACTGTTTTGCAGACGCTTGCCACAGGCGATTATGCTTCGGGAACGGCTGTAGCGACATCAACTCCTGCGCTTTTTGAATATGATTTGTATGTTCCATCGGCCACACTTGCCAGCACTTCAAGCCGTATTTTGATGAATGTTTATGTGCAAGCGCAGTCGGGAACACCGACTGCTGAATTGCGCATGAGAAACAATACGCAATCGCATCTTGTTACGACTATCGCGTACAATATCAGTGGCCCAACTGGTCCCACCGGGCCAACTGGTCCGACTGGCCCGACAGGTCCGACTGGCTCACAAGGTGATATTGGCCCAACTGGTCCCACCGGGCCAACTGGTCCGACTGGCCCAACTGGCCCAACTGGGCCTACCGGACCTACAGGCCCGACAGGTCCGACTGGCCCACAAGGTAATATTGGCCCAACTGGTCCTACTGGCCCCACCGGCTCCACGGGCGCTACAGGTCCAACCGGACCTACCGGTGCAACGCCTGCGGTGGCTGGGTCCACAGGGCAGGTTCAATTCAATAATGCCGGTGCTTTGGGAGCAAGCGCAAATCTGTTTTGGGATAACGCCAATTCGTATCTTGGGATTGGGACAAGTTCGCCTGGAGTAAAACTACAAATTGAACAAAACCAAGCCGCTTACACATATTGCGATCTCGTAAACACTACAAACGGTGGCGGCGCAATTTTCAGACAGATTGTTAGAAACATTGCTAATACAAGTACGACAAGTGTTGATTACGCAAAACTGATTGGAAGTGGTCTTGCGATCAACAACAACGACACCAACGCAGCCAACTTTACATCTTTTGGTGTTGGCGGCTCCGAACGTATGCGTATCGACTCTAGCGGCAACGTGGGGATTGGGACTAGTTTGCCTTCGACTTTGCTGCATCTTTACAATGCTAGCACCCCAGCCTTCCGTATTGCAAACAACACAACTGCACTCAACACCTACGTTGATACGAACTTCTGTGTCACGGGGTCTATTACTAATCATTCCTACATTATCACGACTAACAACATGCGTATCGACACCAGCGGCAACGTGGGGATTGGGACTAGTTCGCCTGGAGCAAAGCTGACCACCAATCAGTCGTCAACAACTGCTTATGCAGCAATTTTTAACACCCCAACTGTAGGCCTTACTGCTGGCAACTACGTTAATATGGCGTACTTTGCTAATAGCCGCAGCACAAACAATGATGGTCTGCGAATTGTAAACCTTCGAGATAGCACTGGCTCAAGCATTGGAAATTGGGAAACTGAGTCATATCGCATTAGACGTAGTGTTGATCAGAACGATGGCTCTACTGGCGTTCAAGAAGAAATTGTATTTGGCAATAATTTGTTGGCATTCAATACTGGCGGCTCCGAGCGTATGCGTATTGACAGCAGCGGCAACGTGGGGATTGGGACTAGTTCGCCTAACGCGGCTTATCGTCTTGACGTTTCTGGCACTGGTCGTTTTACGACGGGAGTTGTTGTTACCGGCGGCAATGCGCTTCAACTTATTGAAAGTACCGGAAATAACTCTTGGTACTTTAACAACAACTCAAACAATTTGACTTTTACATACAACACCTCAGAACGTATGCGCATCGACAGCAGCGGCAACGTGGGGATTGGGACTAGTTCGCCTACAGATAAGATGCAAATTGTTGGTCGTCTAAAAATTGGACCGGTAAATGTAACAAACGCTGATGCTGGGATTGATTTCGTCGACAGTAGCAATACTGGCGGATTTTCGCTCCGTTGGCTTGATAGTGGTGGCTACGTCGCAAACCTAACGCAGTATTCAACCTCTCACGCCACTCTTGCGAACGTCATGACAATCAATAATGCAGGCGGTTATCGTTGGAGCGTCAGTGGAGGCGAGCATATGCGCATCACTTCCACCGGCAACGTGGGTATTGGGACGACCACGCCTTCTCAGAAACTTGAGGTTGTCGGGAATGTTAATCTGTCCGGTCAAAGCACGGCAGATCAATTTATCCGTGTTGGTGCTGGCCGTAGTGGCAATGGATATTCATATGTAGATCTTGTGGGCGACACTACATATAGTACATACGGACTTCGACTTATCAGGCTTAATACGGGGGCAAACGCTAATTCAGGACTTGAGCATCGCGGCACTGGCAACTTGCAAATTACTACAGTGGATTCCGCTCCTATTACATTTATTACAAACAGCGCCGAACGTCTCCGTATCGCCTCCGCAGGGCAAATAGGCATCGGCGGCGCTAACTACGGCACATCGGGTCAGGTTCTGACTTCAAACGGTTCTGGCGCTGCGCCTTCTTGGGCTACGGTTTCTGCTACCGGCACTCTGAAAAACGTCCAAGTCTTCACATCCTCTGGCACCTACACGCGCGGGTCTGGCGTTACTACGGCGGTGGTGATTGCTGTTGGTGGTGGTGGGGGTGGTAAGGGATCACTTAATGGAAGTTCAGCGGGTGCCGGAAATGGTGGAAATGGTGGCACTACATCTTTCGGTTCTCATGTAAGTGCTGCTGGTGGTAGTGGAGCAACTAATCAAGGGGGGGGCGCTGGAGGCACTGGCGGAACAGGTTCTACTATTTCTATTCAAGGCCAAGGCGGCGGTGCTGGAGCTGGTAATACACATGGTGGTCAAGGGGGTGGTCAGGGTGGTGCCAGAAGTGTTCCTTCCAATTCTGCTGGCGTTGCTGGGGTAAGAGGCGGCGGCGGCGGCGGCGGGACAACCACTGGTTGCGGCAGCGAGTTTGGCGGTGGCGGCGGCGGTCAGGGCGAAACTGCTATCAAATACACAACAACTGTTGGCGCTACTGAAACAGTAACCATTGGCGCGGGAGGAACAGGCGGAACAGCGTCGGGTGGCGCCGCTGGCGGCGCAGGCGGCGCTGGCTACATCATCGTGTATGAGTATAGCTGATGCTGCTCTCCATGCTTGCCCCTCCCGGTGCGCCTAATCCAGAAGCCTTGATCAATTTCTATGCGGAGAACAAAGTCATGAATTACGCAATGGTTCAAAACGGCGTGATCGTGAACATCATTGATTGGGATGGCGTCACGCCATACACGCCGCCGGAAGGCTGCGAGTTGCATCAATGGGATGGGCCGATGAACATCGGCTGGGCTTGGGTTGACGGTGCGCCGGTTGATCCTAATCCGCCACCTCCTCCCGTTGAGCCTGCTGCTCCGTCAGAAGGGCCTACGGTGATCTGATGTTGCAAACCAAGCCCATCACTTTTGGCAAGTTAAGCGGGGCAGTTTATGACTTCCCTGACGCCGGTGATGTGCTGCCTATGCACTCGCACGATGAGGCTAATGTTCACATCACTGTGGTGGCCCGTGGTTCGTTTAAGGCCCACGGCAATGGCTGGGAGCGGGTTCTCAAGGCTGGTGATGTGGCTGATTGGAAGCCAAATGACCCGCACGAATTTGTCGCGCTGGAAGACAATTCCAGAATTGTAAATATCATCAAGGGATGAAAAAAATGAAGTTTGAGTTTACTATCGACGAAACCAATAAGCTGCTTCAGGCTCTTGGTTTTTTGCCATACGCACAGGTGTTTGAGCTTATAGAGAAAATTCGCACACAGGCGCAGGCGCAAGTGTCTGCCGAACAGGAGAATGCAGATGGCTAACACCTACACCTGGGTCATTGAACAGATGGACTGTGTGCCGCAGGAAGACGGGCGCACAGATGTGGTCATGACTGTTCACTGGCGCGCAAACGCCACGGACGGCACTTACAACGCCACTGTCTATGGCACAGTCGGCCTGACCTATGTTCCCGGTTCGCCGTTCACCCCCTACCCAGACTTGACGCAGGAGCAAGTGCTTGCCTGGGTTTATGACGCGCTGGGCCTGGAGCGGTGCGTTGAAATCAATGCCAACCTTGATCAGCAGATTGCTAATCAGGTCAATCCGCCGGTAGTGACGCCGCCGCTGCCTTGGGTTGCTTGATGTCTCAGGACTTTTATAACATCATTGTGGGGGTCGCGGGAGCGGCAGTTGGATGGATGTTAAAGGTCGTCTGGGAGTCGGTGCGTGCTTTGCAGGCTGACATGAAAGAAATTGAGCGGGAGCTTCACACCGAATATGTCAGCAAGCATGATTATCGCGCCGACATCCTTGAGGTAAAAGATATTCTCAAGCAAATCTTTGATAAGCTTGATCGGAAGGTTGATAAGTAAACTTGTCATGAAGGGGATGACATGCCGTTTAGCTCTGAATCAGGAAAGGCCAGCATTGCCTGGGCGTTAGCCCGTATGCCTGTTCCAAAGACTGCCTTGGACATTGGCTGCGGCCAAGGCACCTACGCCAAGATGTTTCCAAAGCTTCAGTGGACTGGGGTAGAAATCTGGGAGCCATACGTCGAAAAATACGGTCTGACAGACCTGTATTCCAGCCTTCAAATCGCGGATGCCCGTGAATGGGATACGGATGAACGCTTTGATGTTTGCTTCCTGGGTGATGTGCTGGAACATATGCCGGTGGATCATGCCATGGAATTGGTGGAAAGGGCCAAGCGCTGGGCTGATACGGTGGTGATCAGTATTCCGCTTGGGCATTACCCGCAGGGCGAATATGAAGGTAACCCATATGAGGCTCATATCACTGATAACTGGACCGATGCTGAAGTAAGGCAGGCATTTGGGGAGCCCACATGGTCTGACATTGATCAGGGAATCGGGGTTTATATCTATTCCAAGCATGAAGTGCGGTTGAAGATTGCGGTTTATGCCATCAGCAAGAATGAAAAGCACTTCGTCGAACGGTTCTGCAATTCAGCCAAGGATGCTGATGTCATCCTGATTGCCGATACTGGCAGTGATGACGGCACGGCAGAGGAAGCGGCCCGCTGCGGGGCTGCCGTGGCCAGCATTTACATCAATCCATGGCGGTTTGATCATGCCAGGAACGCCACTTTGGCGCTTCTGCCGCGTGATATTGATGTCTGCATCAGCCTGGATCTTGATGAGATGATGGAACCCGGCTGGCGAGAGGAAATCCAGCGCGTTTGGACACCCAGAACGACCCGTTTGAGGTACTATTTTGACTGGGGTGCGGGCATCCGGTTCAAATATGAGAAAATTCACGCCCGCAAGGGGTATTTCTGGCACCATCCATGTCATGAATACCCGGTTGCAGATGGCCGGATCGTTGAAAACTGGTCCGACACTGACATGTTGTTGGTCAGCCATCACCCTGATCCAACCAAAAGCCGTGGTCAGTACCTTGATCTGCTGGCTTTATCGGTCAAAGAAGACCCGAATTGCCCGCGTAATGCGTTCTATTACGCCCGCGAGTTGACTTTCAATTACCGCTGGCATGATGCCATCAAGGAATTGCACCGCTATCTGGCTTTGCCTGGGGCAACTTGGCAAAATGAGCGCTGCTATGCCTATCGGCTGCTCGGGAAAGCTCATGGCGAGCTTGGCGATCCTTGGCAATCCGAGAAATTCTACCAATTGGCTGCTAGCGAAGCCCCAGGAACCCGCGAACCTTGGTGCGAATTGGCTTTGCTGTATTACCGGCAAAGCCGCTGGCCCGATTGCTATGCGGCTGCCATGCGCGCTTTGGAGATCAAGGACAAGCAACTGGTCTATACCTGCGATCCTGCCGTCTGGGGCCACTGGGCGCACGATCTGGCTTCAATTTCGGCCTGGAACATGGGCATGAAGGACGTTGCCAAGGAGCAAGCTAAGATTGCTGTTGAGCTTAGTCCTGATGATGATAGATTGCGGGCCAATCTAGCTTTTATGTCGGAGATCCAAGAGGCTGCGTGATGGAAATCCCCAAGCTTACGCCAATTATCCAACTTGCCACGGCCAGCTTTGCGCTGGCTGTTGGCGGTTACACGGCTGGCGAGAAGTTTGGATGGTTCAAGAATGAAATCATCGCTTGGGCGCCGGAACATTTCAGGATTGAGCCCGCCAAGATTGGGCAGCCAATCACGGTGACAGTGGCCAGAATTAAGAAGCGTGACGATTGCTCGGTAGAAGGCTTCAATGTGACGGTGCGTGATGGTGCTGGCATGATCCACGAAGCCACTCCCAGCATGAGCCGCTTTACGGGACCGGCTGGCCCCGAAATCGACACCTTCACCTATCAACTCACCTTGTCTGACAAGGAAACTATTGCACCGGGCAAGGCAACGCTGCTGGCGACTATCAAATACAAATGTCCTGAAGGTGAGCGCACGGTGACTTATCCGCGTCATCAAAACCTGACCTTCATGATGGAGAAGTGACATGGATGCCATCCTCAATCTTGTCCGTACAGTCGCTCCGACCATCGCCAGCGCGGTGGGCGGTCCCCTGGCTGGGATGGCCACTAGGGCCATTTCCGAGGCTTTGCTGGGGAAGCCTGACGGCTCTGAGCAGGAGCTTGCCGAAGCTGCTGCTAAGGCCACCACAGAGCAGCTTTTGGCCCTGAAGCAGGCTGAAAACGACTTTGCGATCAAGATGCGGGAATTGGACATTGATCTTGAGCGGATTGCCAATCAAGACCGCAATTCAGCTCGAAATCGTGAGATTCAAACCAAGGACTGGATGCCCCGTATTTTAGCCTTTGTGATTGTGGCCGGGTTTATGCTGACGGTGTTTTTGGTGCTTTTGGGCCATGTGGAAGGCATGCGCGATCCGCTCATGGCCACCACGGTAGGGACGTTGATTGGCTTTGTCAGTGCCAAGTGCGAGCAGGTCGTGGCCTATTATTTTGGGTCTTCTGCCGGGTCTAAGGCCAAAGATGAAGCTATGCGTAGAAATGGAAAGTGAAGTAGGCTATTAGGATGGTTGGTATCCCTCCCGGCAAGGGGTTTTGGTTATGACCACGGGCTTGACGTATTCTCAGTATGTGACGGAGATCGCCACCCTGGCGGTCGTGCCTGAGACTGACCCCAATTTCGTGGAAATCTTGCCGCAGATGATCACCTATGCGGAAAACCGCATTTATCGTGATCTGGATCTGCTTACCACCGTCACGGCGATTAGCAGCTATATTACCTCCTCTAATGCCAGAACGCTGACTTTTCCAATTGCCGACTTTATCACCATTCAAGAAGCCAATCTGATTAGCCCGGCAGGCACCACGGTGCCAAACAATGGCACCCGCAATCCTTTGCTTCCGGTCACCAAGGAATGGATCAACTACACCTACCCCAGCAGCGCTTCAGCCGGGCTGCCGGGCTATTTTGCCATGTTCAATCAAAACACAATAATTTTGGGTCCGTGGCCTGATAATGCTTATGCGGTTGAATTGGTGGGGACGTTCCGGCCAGATTCACTATCAAGTGGCAATCCAACCACATTCATTTCGCTTTACCTGCCCGATCTGCTGATCATGGCTTCCATGATCTATATCAGTGCCTTCCAACGCAATTTCATTTCAGCGGCTTCCAATGACCCGCAGATGCCTGTGAATTATGAAACGCAGTATCAGACCCTGTTGAAGGGTGCGATGGTTGAAGAGGCGCGGAAGAAGTTCCAATCATCTGGTTGGACTTCAATGTCGCCTGCCCCTGTGGCCACGCCGACCAGGGGGTAAAAGATGCCGCATGCCACTCTCAAGCTGATCCCTGGTGTTGATCAGAACCGCACCCCAACCCTGAACGAAGCTGCGCTGTCTGAAAGCCAGCTTATTCGGTTTGTGCAGGATCGGCAGGGGATTGGCTTACCGCAAAAGCTTGGCGGGTGGACCCGGTATTATCCTGATCCATTGGCTGCAACGCCAAGGGCTATGTTGGCTTGGCAGGACACTAACGGCGAGCAGTATTTGGCTGTTGGATGTGAAGCGCCAGCTTCAATCGTTAGCCCACCACCGGGCGCCCCAATTTATGTGATCAATAATAATACAGCGACAAATCTTGTGCCGCAAGTAAATCGTAATGATGTTGCTGTCAGTGTAACAACTACAACATCTTCTAATGCTGCTACTATCACGGATATCGGAAGTAATATAACTAATTTTGATTCGGTTTTTATCCTCACCCATATTTCTGTGGGGGGAGTTATTTTGTTTGGGTTTTACCGGACTTATCAGCTTAGCCCAGATACATACAATATTTATTTAACGGATGCCCTTGGTAATCCCCTTATTCCCACTTCTGCTGTTGTTAATGGTGGCGTAGTAGCGGAATTCGATGTTACAAATAATAGTTCTGTTGTTACAGTCACATTAGCAAATCATGGGTATTCTGCCGGAGATACTTATCCGATTCTTGTTTCAACAAGTTTGGGCGGCGTAACTCTTTTTGGAAATTATACTATTACTGAGGTTACAAGCACTAGCCAATTTACGATTAACGCTCCGCAGACTGCGACTTCAACTACAAGTGTATTTATCAATAGTGGTAATGCAGCTTATGACTATTACTATGGTTTTGGAGCTTTGGTCAGCGGCACTGGTTATGGTGTTGGGGGATACGGCACAGGTGGGTATGGTTCTGGTGTTGCTGTTGTTCCTACTGGTGGCGATGAGCTTATTGCGACAGATTGGACCTTAGACAATTGGGGTGAAATTCTAATTGCATGCCCAAATGGTTTGACCTTTGGTGCTGCTGTTTCCAATCCTCTTGGCGGTCCAATTTACACTTGGTCACCTCAGACCAATTCGCCAACGCTTGATGTTATTCCAGAGGCACCGGTTACAAATGCGGGTGTCTTTGTTGCCATGCCGCAGCGGCAGATTATTGCTTGGTCATCGACCTTTAATGGTGTTCAAGATCCGCTATTGATCCGCTGGTGTGACGTTGAAGACTACGAGCAATGGATTGCGTTGCCGACCAATCAGGCTGGTTCTTATCGTATCCCAAAGGGCTCTAAGATTGTTGGATGTATTCAGGGACCGCAGCAGGGCTTGGTTTGGACCGATCTGGCGCTATGGGCCATGCAGTATGTGGGGCCACCGTATGTCTATTCCTTCAATGAAATCGGCACGGGCTGTGGTTTGATTAGTCCGAAGGCTGCCGCATCGTTAAATGGCATGGTTTACTGGATGTCTCAGAGCCAGTTTTTCATGCTTTCGCCTAGTGGCGTTCAGGGCATTCAATGTCCCATCTGGGATGTCATCTTCCAAGATTTGGATCAAAGCAGTCTTGAAAAAATCAGGATTGCGGTAAATTCGCGCTTTAATGAGATTTCATGGTTCTATCCGACCATGAGTAATGGCGGTGAGATTAACGCTTATGTGAAATACAATGTTGGTCTGAATCAGTGGGATTTCGGCACTTTATCCCGCACTGCATGGATCAATCAGTCTGTTCTTGGCCCACCTATTGGTGCCACGCCGCAAGGTCTGATTTATCAGCATGAGACATCGCAGAATGCTGACGGTCAGCCGATGAATTCGTATTTCCAGACTGGCTATTTTACGCTGTCTGACGGCGATGTGTTGACCTACATTGATCAATTTTGGCCGGATGCAAAATGGGGATACTATGAGGGACTTCAGGATGCCAACATCCTGCTTACCTTCTATGTGACCAATTACCCTGGTGATACGCCACAAGTTTATGGTCCTTTTGATGTGACGCAAGCCACGCAGTACATTGTGCCGCGCTTCCGTGGTCGCTTGGTGTCGATCAAAATTGAAAGCAACGACATTGATTCTTTTTGGCGTATGGGTGCCATGCGCTATCGCTTCTCTCCTGATGGGAAGTTCTAACCATGGCAAGTCTTGACGATATCGCAACTATTCAGAAAAACGGTGTCATTGCCGTTAATACGTTGAACCAGACGCTTCAACGCATTTATGGTTCCAATACGTCTACCACGGCTGCTGCCAACACAGTGGTATTTACCGGCCCTGGTAGGCTGATCAATGTGTCTGTTACGGTGGCGGGGACAACGAGCGGCGCCATCCACAATTGCACGACCACGGCGGCTGCATCGGCTTCCAATATGCTTGCGGCTATTGGTAATACGGTCGGGGTGTTCCCGATGAACCTGCTGTTTACGAATGGGCTGGTGATCGTGGTCGGCACGGGTCAGCAATTGAACGTCACCTATTCGGTGGGGGCATAACGATGCCGTTAAAGCGCGGAAAATCCCAGGCAACGATCTCCAGCAATATCAGTGAGATGATCCATGCTGGTCATCCGCGTGATCAGGCTATTGCGGCGGCTCTGAATATTGCGCGCAAGAAGGCTGCCGAAGGCGGGATGAAGCTTGGCGTTGCCAATCCGCAGCCTGATAAAATCCACGTTGGACCGATTCACAGCACGGTGGCCGGGCGCACAGATCACCTGCCGGTGCATGTCGCTTCGGGGTCTTATGTGATCCCGGCAGACATCATTTCAGCCATGGGTGAGGGCAATTCCATGGCTGGTTTTAAGGTTTCAGACCGTATTTTCCGTGATCCTGATGGTGAGCGGGAGCCCCACAAGAACCCTGCGTTTGCCGATACGGAGACGGTTCCTGTGGTTGTGGCGGGTGGGGAGTATATTATCAGCCCGCAAGATGTAATTCACCTCGGGGGAGGCTCGATGGAGGACGGGCATCGAATGTTGGACGAATTTGTGAAGCAATATCGGCAAAAAACCATTCAAACATTAAAGGCCCTGCCGGGGCCAAAGAAGGATTAGATATGTCTGATGATATAAAGGTCAGGATTGGAACGCCGGAAGATGTCCATAATATTATGGAATTGGCGATGCTTGCCTGCGATGAAAATGGCTTTGTGAACCCAAATCCGGTCAAGCTTTTGAACGAAATATGGCCAGCCCTTCAACTTCATGAGGGCATCATTGGAATGATTGGCAACCCTGGCGAAAAGCCAGAAGCGGCTATTTTGCTGCGTGTTGGCCATGTTTGGTACTCTGATAACCCGGTGCTTGAGGAGCGGGCTATCTTTGTCCATCCCGACTTCCGCAGCGCCAAGGGTGGCCGTGCGGCCAAATTATGCCGGTTTGCCAAGGAAACGGCTGACCGGATGGACATGCCTCTGATGATTGGAGTGTTGAGTAACGACCGTACAGCCGCTAAGATACGGATGTACGAGCGCCAATTCGGCTCTCCAACGGGGGTTTACTTCCTGTACAAGGCCCATACGGGGGCCTGGAAAGAGGCGTCATGAGCGGCGGCGGTAAGAGCAGCACAAGTACCTCATCGGTATCTATACCGCCGGAAGTCCTTGCCCGGTACAATTCGGTCAATGCGCGGGCTGAGCAAGTAGCCCAGCAACCGTTTACGCCATATGGCGGGCAATTTGTTGCTCCTCTTACCGGCACCCAGCAGGCCGGGATTGCCAATGTCAGTCAGGCTGCCGGTATGGCGCAGCCCTATTATCAGAGCGCCAGTACTGCGCTGCTTGGCGGCGCGGCACAGGCGCAGCCTTACTATCAACAAGCCACAGGGGCTCTTTACGGTGGTCAGGAAGCGGCTTCACCGTTGCAGGCTTCGGCTGCTCAGAACATTGCTGGCGCCCAGGCTGGCGCGCAGCCTTATCAGGCTTTGGCCACTGGGTATGGCTTGGCTGGTGCGCAGCGTGTTACGCCGGGTGGCTTGAATGTCGGCGCGTATATGTCGCCCTATACCGAAGCCGTGGCGCAGCCGACCTATCAGGCTTTGCGTCAGCAACAGCAGCAAGAGCAGCAGAAGATCATTGGGGACCAAATTCGCAGCGGCGCCTTTGGTGGTGATCGCGGCAAGATTGCCCAGGCCACTCTTGCGCAACAGCAGAACCTTGCCACGGCTCAGGCGCTTGGGAACATCTATCAGCAGGGCTACGGGCAGGCGCTTGGCGCGGCCCAGCAACAGCAGGGCGTGGCGTTGCAGGCTGAACAGGCCAACAGGCAAGCGCAGCAGCAGGCGGCGCAGCAGTTCCTTGGTATTGGTCAGCAGGGCTTCGGGCAGGGCATGACGACTGCGCAGCAGCAGGCGGCGCTGGCGCAGCAGCTTTATGGTCAGGGCGCCCAGACGGCGCAGCAGGCTGCGGCTCTCGGCCAGGGCTTGTATGGCATTGGCGCTGGCGTCAGCCAGGGGCTGGCGGGTCTTGGCACTGGCGCGCAGCAGGCAGCCTTGCAGGGCGGTCAGGCGCAGCTTGCGGCTGGCACTGTGGAGCAGCAGACGCAGCAGGCGCAGAACCAAGCGCTGTACAATCAATTCCTGCAACAGCAGGGCTATCCGTTCCAGGTGGCGCAGTTCCTGGCGAACATCGCCATGGGTACAGGTGCGCTGTCTGGTTCGACCACCACGACCACGCAGCCTTCTTCGTTCTTCTCGGATGAACGGCTGAAGGAAGATGTGGAGCCGATTGGTAAGACCTTTGATGGTCAGCAAATTGTGCGGTTTAAGTACAAGGGCGAGCCCGGCACACGGATCGGCCTTGTGGCGCAGGATGTGGAAAAGAAGCATCCAGAGGCCGTGGGGCTGGCTGGTGGCTACAAGACGGTGGATTATGACGCCGCGACCGACGAAGCCGCTGCACGGGCTCCGCACAAGGCTTACGGCGGTGGTTTGAGCCCCTGGGAAGGCGGCTCCATGGGTGGCAGCGTGTTCCGTGAGGATGCTGGGAAGGCATATGCGGTTGGCGGTGCGCCCGGTGGTGATGATGTCCTGGCCCAGATCAATGCCTTGGTGAATGCTCACCAGGGCATGTTCCCATATGGGAAGGCTGGTTTGTATGGTGGCGGCATGGGCAAGGCTGGGCCTTATGGTTCCACACTGATGCAGTCATCGAACCGGCAACTTATGCGGGCAGAACCTGTTAGGCAGGCGCCTCCGTATGATGTGCGGCAGGCGATGCGGGATGTTGGTGATATCGCCGGTATGCCTGAGCGCATTCAGAAGGGGTATTCTGGCGCCAAGGCTGGTTTGGTTGGCTCTCCTGGCCAGACCACGACAACCACTAGCCCTTCTGGTCAAACCACCACGCAGACAACGCCATCATCCGGTGGTTTGGTTGGTGAGGGCGGGCGGTTGCAGTGGCAAGGAAGTTGGGGGCAGCAAG